GTCGGTACGCCGAGCCACGTTGAAGAGCATGTTGTTGGCCGGGACAAACGGCAAGAATTCCAGCAAAGGGCAAGCGCGGGCAAGCACCTTTGAGGGCTGAACAAACTGCGCACGCGCATCCGGGGACGAGTAGCTGTTGATTACGTCCGTCAGCGTGGTGTAGCCGAGTTGAGACTGATCTGCCATGGCGATACTCTCCCCTTAGAGAGTCCTAAGTCCTTGCTGGCGGAAGATTGAATTTGCTCAAATCGTATCCGGCTTTTGGTGTAGCCGAACGTGGATCTGATCCGCGAGAAGACATATCCTCTCCAGTTTTTGCGGCCATCTTGTAGAGAAAACGCATCATCGTAAAGCGATTGGCGGAAGTCTCTCCGGCGAATGCCTTATCGAAATCTACGTCTGTCTCCTTCTTCCATAGCCGCGATACCAACTCTGTGTTGGCATCGTACTTGTCGCCCCACTCGGATTTCAGCTTGGACGAGGCTTCCTGAATCTGGCGCTCATTGTCGGCCTTGAACTTATCCACCAATGCGTCAAGTCTCCGGTTGATCCTTGCCGATAAATCCTTGGCCGTAGCCTTCGGCAAACCCAACTCGAAAAACTCGTTCTTCCAGGATTCTTTCCCTTCCGGGGTGAAGTTGTCCTCTTTGTCCAGCTCGTAGCCATCCGGTTTGTCTGGCCGTCCGAGTGAAGTCAAATAATTCTCGCGCTCTTCCTGCGTTGCGTTCTCGCCCAGTTTGGGGATCGAGTTAGTCAGCTTCGCCTCGTACTCTTTGGCCTTGGTTGCCGTTTCGAGGTGGGCCTTTGCAAAATCTCCCACCGTTCGATACGGCTTGAAAGCCTCATTGTCTCTGAGGTCTGCCGGCAATCCCGCCAACCATCCCGGCGATTGCACTTGCTGGTCGCCCTTATTTCCTGTCGTGTCACTTCCCGTTGTGGGTTGATCGACAACCACTGTATCTGGCATTTACTGCTCCTTGAATTAGCTGGCCGAAATGACGGCCATTCCCTTGTTGTAGCCGGTCTGCGCAACGATCACGTTGGTTGCTGCGGCAACAACCGCCGTGTTGGTGGTGTTGCCGGAAATCTCGCAGGTTATGCTGTACGTCGCTCCCGCCAAATTCATGATGGTGGTTTGCTTTCCAGGCTGACAGCCGGGGAATACGAGAATCATGTTGGCGGTGGGAGTTGCAGTAATCACGGACGCACCGGCCTGAATCGGGGTCAAGGTCACCGTGCCGGTCGCTTGGGTGAGGTCCAGTTCCTTGTAAACATCCAAGCTGGCGGGAGCCATCTCTTGGGGGACTCTCAACCCATCGGCCCCCGGCCATCTCACATCATCGTAGTTCGGAGCCTGCGGTGCGCCCATTTCAACCCTCCCCTATTTTCAACAACCCATCAATTTCGCTCATCATACCACTGATACGAGCGATCGTGATACCTACATTGTACTCAATTCGCTCGACTTCATTGTTTAACGGCACTCCAAAATGACAATTGACGAGAATGTCTCCAAGAACAATCTTTCCTTCCATCGACCCAAAGACGTTGCGATACCGCTGTCGCATCTCCTCATCGCGTCTGGCTTGGTCGTCTTCTCGTGGCGTGTACTCGATCATTCACCCGGCTCCTTACCGCCACCCATCAACTGCTTGAGCGGGCTATCTGGCTCAGCACCCTTGCCCGCCAGAGCCGCCGCCTTGGCGATCTTGGGAGCGTTCTCAATCTGCTGCTGCTTTTCCTGCTGCTGCTGGGCCATCTGGCGAATCTGAGTGATCTGCTTAAGGCTAAGCAGGCAGGATGCTGGAGCGCCCGTAGCCGTCCACGCCTCTTTCACCATCTCAACTGTGTCAACGTAGTGCGGGGCCAATGGATCGAACTGTGCGATCTGCTGAAGCAGTCCAAGACCGGATTGAATCGAGCGAACCTTGGTGAGACGCGACTGCGCCTGGGCCAGCATCCCAAGGTACTGAACGGTTACGCCCTCATGCTCTGACTCAAGAAGAATAGCGGGAGGCTCTGGAATTCGGCCGGCACGCGCCTCAATATCGAAGAATCTAGCGATGAGCGGGTTGAAAGCCTCCGACTGAAGGTTTCCGATTCGTGTACCCAGAACAGCCGCCTTTTCGCTTTGCATCTCGAAAATCTGTTCGGTTACCGGCCTGCCCATGCCTTTCTGCTGGCCGATTTGACTCAGCATTGTGAACACGTCGGAGTGGAAATACTCGCTGATGATCGATTCGACCCGCTGCTGGTACTCGATATTGAACGGCAGGTTTTGAACCCCGTTCGTCAACTGTTGAGGCATACGGTCCCGAAGATTGCCTCGGTTGGAATCCATGAAGGTGATTCCATTGGGCCCGCGCTGAATCTGGCCCCGCATGTCCGAGTAGGCCACCATGGGAGGCTCAGCAGCTTTTTGGGCCGTAATCAAGTTGGTACGTCCCATCTGATTTGCCAGAGCGATAGCTACCCAGGCATCGTGTGCCGGGCCTCTACCATAGGTTTCGTCGGTATTTTTCCTCCATCTCCACGTCATGATCGGCATCGAATCGTAGCCGCCCTCATGGAGCATCGAAATTCCTTGATCTCCTCCGGTCACTGCACCTGAACTGTCGAGAATCTTTCCACCCTTGCGGTAAACCCAGTCAGAGGCCCATCGTTTCCCTTTGGCGTCAATCCGGCCTGGGTTGTAGTCCTTGCGTGGATAGACCGCATGAAGGACTTCGCGCTGGGCGTGCATGTTGTTCTCGTAGTCCTTCTCGAAGTTCTGATCGGCCCTCTTCATGGCGTCCATGCCAAACTGCTGCACAAACTGCCGTAAAGTCATTTTGTATACACGGTAATTGGTGTCTACCTGGCCAAACCTGTTTTCCGCGATAAAGCACTCTCTGAAATGCGGGACTGTAATGACGATGGTGGCCGTCGTTACATCCTCCTCGGCCATGATGTGCGCGGTACCCGTCGAGGCTCCGTCGCGGATAAACTCTGTGTTTACATCGTAAAAGTTCGATCTGTTGAACGCCGAATACATCACGTCCTGAGAATCCTGCAACCACTTTTGTACCTCTGGATACGAATCTACCCTTTTCCCGTTCCAGCTCCTCATTCTTGAAGTTCGGGGGAAGTTCAACTTGCCGGGAATTTCCAGAGCAAACCATGCTTGATTGCGCGGGCACAGGTACCCTACCATGCCATCTACCAGCTTGCTGCACGCAAGCATGGCGGAAGGGTCGTAAATCTCCATGCCTGTTGGCTGTCCTGGCCACAAGTCTCTATCTTGGATAGACCTACGACCGTGGTTCACGTACATTATCAGATTGTCTATTTGCGGCTCCCACAGAAGGCGCTCATCTGCTAGAACCTGAAGGTACTTCTGCGCGTCCTTGGCCCTCTCATCGTCAGACCGTCCATTCAGCTTCGACGGCTCATACCCGCCGGAGTCTGAATAAGGCATCGCCATCGAAGATGAGGACATTTACGCTCCCAGTGTTGCGCCTTTGGTGGCCGCTGTTCCGCTTGTTCCTGTTGGGGATGTGAGTATCGTGCTGGCCATGCCGCGCCTCTGCGTCAATGCCTGAGCCTGCGCAAGAGCGGATGCCTGGGAAGCCTGGGCCTGTTGCTGGGCTGTCTGTGCTTGCGTCTGCGCCTTGGGAGCTGAGGGTGCCGCAACAGACTCGTAAATACCCATGCCAACACTGGCGGCGGTAGAGACTCCTAATCCAATAATCAAGGCCGTGCTTGCCGAAATGGTTCCAGCCATCTTTACTCCCCCGTCACGACGATAATATCACCGTCACCGTTTCGTCTCGACATCAACTGGTCGGCCTCGGCAAATATTTCATTCTCTGCGTCTTCGACCGTTTTCGCGTCCGTCTTGCAAATCATCGTCATTTCCACTTCACTGTGCGTCCAAAAGAACTGTTTCCGCCCGGCGCATCCGGGGATAACGTTGTACCCGTCAAGCTCAACTCTCTCATCGCCAATCAGAACCGACGTAGCTCCATGAACGATTAGGATAGTTGGCTTGAGAATCAAAGACCCCATCATTTTCGTTTCAGGTTGCAGGCGTATGGTCCTGATGTACATGCCGCCATGGAGGATATGCTCCGTCGCAAGAGGAACCTGCTCGTAGCTGAGAATCACGCCGTTCAGCGCGTCGAGTTGGCGAAGCATTCCCTCACTTGGAGGTACAAGAGCGGCGGTGATGGTCTGAATAGCCGTGCTCAAGATGGCCTCCGCGTGTGCTGCGAATGAGTCAAAGAGTATCCCTGGCGGTGGGATAGAATCCTGTCCAACTGGCTTCCTACCCTGGGAAGCCAAGTCAAGGACGCAGCGATGGAATCCGCGTATCTCTCAGCAGCGGAGATGAGCCCATCGCCTGCCCTTGAATAGCGATTGGCGGGATAAACGAAAATGCTTTCCCCTGCCACCAGCGGCTTTCCTGTGTGCGGCATGATTGCGGTCAAAACCGATACGAACCCGACAAGCCGGTCATCGACGTAAGCCCCGAAGCACTTCAACGCGCCCGCTGACTCCATCGCCGCGTAAATCTCCGGCTGAGGTTCGGCATTAGGAACCGAGCATTCGGAGGCATAGGACCGAATCAATTCTTCCGCGTTGGGAGCATCGATAATGTCTGCGTAGCTGACGGGCCTTATTTCAACCATTTGCACTCCGTAAACCGTATGAAAGCGGGCTATAGTCCGTTTCGTTTCGTGCCGCCAGAAATTGCGCGATCAAATCAATCTGCTGATTGGGAGGCTCGTAGACGGGCTGTTCGAGGGCAATGTACCTGACGCAATCGGGGAAGTCTTTGTACGTCTCCTCCGGCTTGTCCGTGCCGGGCTTCCACTGGTAATTAAAACAGTCCTGAATCGGAGATCGATTGCCCTTGCAGCCATCCGCGGCGAACATCAATGCAGGAACGCTCTTCGCCCGCACGGCGCTATAGTGAGGCTTCAAGTACTCCTTGACGATCTTGTGCCCCAGGGAAATGTCTCCGGGGTCAGAATGGCTCAACCTGATCCGGTCGATACCCGCTTTCTCAAGCTGCTCTTCCCAGTTCGTTTCCCCATCCATCGTCTTGTGCGTTCTCGCGCCATACTTGGCGTCGAGGATGACCATGGCGGGGGTCACATAGTTGTGCTCTGCCCTCTTCACCTTGACCTGCCGGGAAATGTCTTCGACGCTTCCATTGACGAGCAGGTAGGCATAGATGTAAACCCGGCTGGCTGGCTTGCCGTTGATTTGAATGTCTTCTGGACTCACCGCCGCAAACAGCCACCTGGTCGGCTTGGAGTCGGCAGGGTCAACGGCCTCGACCCGCATCCAGTCTTTCGGAATCTGGAAATCCTTGTAAACGTGAATCGTTCGATCCAGTTCCTTGTACACCAGTCCGCTAAGGTGCGCCCACTTGCCGTCCTCGTGAGCCGCCCGCTCGTCGGGGTCCGTGTACATCTTCAGGTACTCTTCAATACCCGATCTCGCCATGAACCCCATTACCTGACGGCACATAGGGCATTTATCAACAGGCCGTTCCGCGTGAGGGTCGGACATGTTGATTGGATTGTTTGCCTCAATCGTGCAATCGCACTTGCGGCACCAGTCCTGGCAATTGTCCCAAATCGATCCGTGGAAGATGGCGATCTCTTGATCGACACCTCCGCCATTGAAAGCCTTAACCGAAAACAGGTCGTAGAGATACGCTTGGCTCAATGGCGTCATAGCGAACCACGAAGGCGCGTTGGTTACTACCTTGCCGCGCTCTGCTGCCTTCAAAATGTCTTCAGGGGGAGGCTCGTCCCAGCTCAGCCAGTCGTAATCAATACCGAGGAATGTGTCTGCTAGTTGGTTGTACGAACGGATGTGGATGGTAGATCCGCAAACCTTGCCCTTGTAGTCGTACCTCAGCGTAACCGACTTGAGCGCCCCGGTCGTATCCCGCTTCCATTCCGGCGCGCAGTGAGGGGGAATCAAGGCAATCAACTCGGGCTCGATCTTCGCTGCGACCGACTGAGCCATGGTCATGCAGCCCATTAGCCCCTGGTTGGGAATCCGGACGGAAATCTTGTAGTCGGGGTCTGTTTCGTCTAGCCACGGCCTGAACCCCATGGCATGAGCAAGCCCCTCGCAGATATTGATTCTGGTCTTCCCGACCTTCTCGCCGCACTCCAGAATGCGCCTCTTGGGAGTCCGGCCTTCTCTATTCTTGGACCGGATGAACGGCTCCTGAATCCGGTTCATGCGCAAAAGCCCGATCATCATCAAGGCTTTGATTGTGTCCATTGCCTTTGAAGTATCGAGCTTCCCGTCTGCTCCCATGGCCCTGGCAAACGTATCGCTTATAGGACGCTTCGCCACTACTCCTCCGGCGTGTACTGAAAGTAAACCACGTCAGCAGCCGTGCCAATCGCGTACCACTGATTCAGATTGATCGCCCCGCTGGTGAATGGTCCAATCGTCGTAGGGTCAGCGGTCGGGGAAGCAACCCTCACTGGAATTCCGGTAGAGGTCGTTACGGTAGGAGAATCCCCAACGTAAGAAGCCGCCGCACCCTGCCATACCTTCAACTGCATCGCCCGCAAATTCTTTGTGGTGAACTGCGTTGCCCCCGCGCCAAGCGTTACCGATCCGATTGCCATGATTCACCTCACCGAAATCGTATCACTTCCTCTACCTCCAAACAAAAAATAACAAGACTACCACCACTCCGAGAAAAATCAAAATACCCCCTATAAGTCTTTCGCGCGCGATTTTCTCGAACTCCCTGTCAAGCCACTCAGAGTATTCTTTGTCATTCATCACTTCACCCCTTCTTGCACCACCGCTGATGACCCCTTATCGATCCACACTCAGAACAACTCGGAGCGGCAGGAGTTTTTTCAGCCTGCTTGGACTCGCTGTTTCGCCCGACGCTTGCTCGCCTAGCTGGTGGCTGTTTCGGTCCTGCAGAAACATAAACCGTGTTAGACAAAACACCCACGCATCTCTGAACAAGAGAAACCCTTAGCAAGGCCGCCTCTGACTTTAGACGCGCCACCAAATCATCCGGTACCCCCCTCAGATTCAAGACTGCCATGTATCACCTGTACATAGTGTACACCTTGTAACATTTGTGTCAAGCCCTTTTACGGAAAATCGCTAGGAGGGGACGTATACGCGCGTGACCCACCCGGCCGTCATGGGGGGCATGGGGTCCGGCTGAGGCTCTCTTTTTGGGTCATACGAGGCGATCATTTCGGTCAACACGCAGCCAATCACAGCTCGCTCTCCAGTGCCATGGTCCACGCAAGCCACACGCACAGCACAGCTTAGCAGCGTCACAGCAGCCTGCCACGCCTGCTACTCGCGTGAACGCATGTCCTTGATAGCCTGCACCGCGTCCAGCAGCACGGTTACGTTGATCTGCGTGGCCTGCCCACGGATCAGCCGTGCCTTGTCCTCCCAGATCCCAGCAGCCACCGCAAGATCGCGCACAGGAGTTTTTGAGAGCTTAGCTGCAGTCACGGACATAAGCGCTTGGTGCTGTAAAGCATCGTAGATATTGGCTTTATCCTCTTGGAATTGTCTGAGGTCGTCCTGTGTCTGCTTCTTTCCTAAGAAGCGTTTGAGAACCCTGTGGACATTGGCTGGGTTGCATCCTACTACCTTTGCTATTTGTCCTTCGCTTAGCTCTGGGTAGTCTAGTTTCATCTTCCTGATACGTCGTGCTGCTCCTGTGTTGGCACTACTGACGCGGTCTTTGACGCTAGTCGTATCGATGATAGGCGTTACCTTGGGCGGCATGAGTCCTCCAATATGCTCATTATGCGGTAGTTTGGAAGGCAAAAGAAAGCCGCCCCGGTTAGAGCGGCCTAATTGGTGCAATATCGCATTAAATTACGTGGTCTGCACGAAAGCGATGCTGGTCGGGAAGGCCGAAGCGGGCACCGAAGGCGTGATGGTGGCCGTAATCGTGCCGGATGCGCTCACGCTGGTGGCCGTGTATACCACGTTGAAAGGCGAGCTGGGGTTTTCAGCAAACGTCGAAGGCAAGGGGATTGTGACAATCAGGCCGGTTGCATCGACGGTTGGTGTAACGGTTGAATCGCTCGATACCAAGGTGAATGTGGTATCGGAAGGATACACAGCGCCCGCTGGTGCCAGGGTGCCGGTATAGACAAGCGTGTTGCCTGCTACTGGTGAAAGCATGTTGTTCTCCTCGAAGCTGATGCCTGTTGGGAATGGGTGTTTAAGTTGACGGACGGCGTGCAGTATCCGCTCTTCAGTTGCTTCGATGCGGTTGAGTCGAGACTCGATCTCTGATTCCCATCGCGTCTCGTGCCTTCCACAACGCGGACAAATATTCATATCCGTCCTCCCGGATAATAGTACATCTTATTCTATGCAATCGCATGAGCAAAGCAGACCTTAGTGCAATATCGCATCTCTATCCTCGTGTTCTTGCTCTTCAACCGTCGTACCCGTCGCATTGCGCTCATGGGGTTCAGATCTCCATTAAGGCAAACCTCTGGCTTGAGAAAAAATAGGCCAGTTTCGCTCAAATCAGATGGATTCTCTTGGTCCCGCTCGGTGGGCGAAGTCATCGCGCCTCGGTAGGGATCGCTCTGTGTCGAGCGTTGCCCAGTCCCGTGCTACCGATTACGATTCCATGCAGGAAGAGAGCGTCGCCGCCCTCCACACACAGGGCAAGCCACAGCGAATAGAAACGCGCAATGTGAAGGCGCGGCCCCTACGCTAGATTTCTCTTGGAACCCTCTTGATCCACGCATCTGACGTACAGCGGCCCAGGCACGGGAAAGCGTAAACCTTGACGTGGTGCAACGAATTGTCGAAGATTTTTGCATGTTTCCTATGTCCAGACAGTTGAAATATTCTCACAAATAGGAGATACTGTCAATGCGGGGTTCTGGTCCCCAACCTATTCCATGTTTTCGTCCAGACAACGATCATGGAGCCCCGCAAACCACTTTCCAAACAAGCCTCTACCTCTCCGGTGGGGGCTTGTTTGTGCCTTCCGGTGCAATATCGCACCAAAAATACAACATATATAAGATAGTAAAGCATGGTTACCAAAGATATGTACAGTATTGACGAATTTAGTCGACAATGACGGTAACGGTGCTAATCTGTGTATGTAAGTAAGCGGCAATCAACCGCACAAGGAGCAGCAAAAATGACTGAACGTGATCTCTTTGAAATGTCGGCAACCGTGCTAGTTGAATCTCAGTTGTTCCAGGTGCTCACTTCTGATTTGGTTGCCATCAACGCCGATCTTATCCGCGAAGGAGATCATCGGTACACTTTTGAAGAAGCTCTAGCGGCAATTTGCGAACTAGACGATAGACTTCGCTCGTGCTCAAGGTACGTTTACAAGCGCATTCGAGCATTGCGCGGCAGCTTTGCAAACGCATTTGGGCCTGACATGTATGAAATCGTGGGCATTCCTCCCGCCTGCAAAGAGTAGCCTTTAACCTCCTCCGCGCGGTCCTTGCCGTAAGCGGTGAACACCAGATTAACCGTAGTACAACCGGCAGCGGAGGATAGGGCTGCACAACCTGAAAAGGAGCATCACATGGGAACAACACTTGCACGGCGCATTCGGCGTATCGGATTGTTTAGGACGCTGGTCCATGAAACACGCCTCGTAACCGATGAACAAGGTAAAGAGATTGAGCTTGACGTTCAAGTTCCGGTTACAAAGCGCGAAAAGATGACCATCGAAGAACTCACTTCCCGGCGCGATACTATGATCGCGGAATGGCGTGCGAAGCGGAAGAAGAAGGCCGCGTAGTACCCCGGCAGGCTTGCCCTGCCATCACGGCTCCGCTCTATCAGCTACCGTCCTAATGGCGTTCTGGCGTGGAGCATTCATCAGGAGCCGTGATGGGAGCGCAAGATGCTCTAGCAGAAAGGAAACCATGGACATTAAGAACACTTACGATGCAGTAATCTTTACCTCGGCAGCACTGACAATCAAAGATGCGTTGCTTGAGGCCATCAAGGCAAAAACCAACCTGCGCGGTGCCAACCTGCGCGGTGCCAACCTGAGCGGTGCCAACCTGAGCGGTGCCGACCTGAGCCGTGCCGACCTGAGCGGTGCCGACCTGAGCGGTGCCAACCTGCGCGGTGCCAACCTGAGCGGTGCCGACCTGAGCGGTGCCAACCTGCGCGGTGCCAACCTGAGCGGTGCCAACCTGCGCGATGCCGACCT